AAACGATATGGAGTTTGTGATCGCAGAGTGTAAACAGGATCAGTTCATGTCCTATATGGAGATTACTACGTCCGCACCTGTAGAGTCTTCAATCCCCGGCAAACAAATGCTTTGGTTGGTCAAAGAAAAGAACACGGGTATGGTTGTTGGTATGATTCGATTCGGATCACCTACCATCAATTCACGTCCACGTAATGAATGGTTGGGTAAACCACTTGATACATTGAATCCAGACGTTATGCGTAGATTCAATCAATCAGTGATTATGGGTTTCAATATTGTACCTACACAACCTTTCGGGTTCAACTACCTTGGTGGTAAATTACTTGCCGCTATCTGTTGTTCACACAAAGTGCGAGAGGCACTAAACAAGAAGTATGATTCGAATATCTGTATGTTCGAGACTACTTCGCTTTATGGTTCATCCAAGTCTATGTCTATGTACGATGGGATGAAACCAATATTGAGGTTTAACGGTCTGACAGACTCAAACTTCGCACCCCTGATTAACGATCAGAACTTCCGTCAACTAAACGACTGGTTCAGAGAACGTAATGATGGGGAGTTCTTAGTTCCCGCAGACGCTTCGAGTAGAAAACTCAAGACGCAAACTAAGATGGTATCTATCATCAAGTCCTCTCTCAAACAACATGATGAAGATGCGTATGCGAAGTTCTGTCAGACCTTCTTAGATGCGAAAGGATTGACTGAAAGAAAGAGATCATTCTTTTCGACATATGGGTACAAGAATGTACCACAGTTCTTGAATCTAGAAACAGATACTCTAGAAAAGAACGAGAACTTTGATCGTTTCGAAGTGGAGAACGTTATCGAATGGTGGCGTAAGAAAGCGGGTAAACGATTTGAGTCTCTCAAGAATGACGGTAGACTACGTACTACTGTTGAGACATGGAACGTAAACGCAGAAGAAATTGATATTATAAGATAAAAAAGGGGGCATCCGCCCCCGTATCTTATGTTCCGTCCCAAGGTTTTCCTTCATTACACTTGTCTTGCCATTCGAGTTCTTCGAATGTAGCAGTACCCGTGGGTTCATAGTAATCGCACATATCATAGACACCATCATTGTTAGTGTCACACGCACGTTGCCATTGAATCATTGCGAAAGTTAATCCTTCACTCCATGGCTCATATGCCTCACACCACTCATGACCAGTTAAACCGTCATGGGGTTGTGGGACATAGTCTCGACGTTTAGTTGGGGGAAGTACTTTGAACTGAATGGTTTTACCGTTTGAGTAAGAACGTTGTTGATACAACTTACCCTTACTAACATAAACGGATTCACCATCCGTAAGGGTCAAGGTTGACCCATCATCATAATTAATTACCGTTTCAGAAAAAGCAGACAACGGTAACAGTAACAAAAAGAACAGCGCTGTTCTCATATCATATTCCTCATTGAGGTTTATGCTTCCATTCGTTTAGTGACTACCTTGTCTCTATTATATATGCATAAAAAAAGGGGCACCGAAGTGCCCCTCAAAAGTGTCCCTTAAGGGATTCTTTTTATCCTTAAGTTAAGATGTTCTTAACAGCAAAGATACGGTAGTACTGGTTAGTCTTAACAGATGCTAACGCATTGTTAGCAGGAGTTGAACCGACAAATGGGTTTGAAGCCATTCCGTAACGAGTTTTGAAACCGATCTTAGGCTGGAAAGTATCTTCAGCAACGGCCTTAACCATTTGCAGAGGAACGTAAGGACAGTAGAACACACCTGAGTCATAAGGGTTAGAACCTTTATAACCTACAGTGATGTAGTCTGTACCAGCATAAGGGTCGATGTAAACACGGATACGTCCGTTTAATACACCAGCGAAAGTGTTACCTGTGTCATCTACTTGTAAGTTAGTAGATAGGGCAGGTGAGTAGTCAAGCATACCAGAAGCAGCAAGAGCAGTAGCAACGTCTGAAGAACAGATAACGATGTTACCTTTTCCTCTACGAGTTTCTTTTGCAATTACGTTTGCTTCACGGTCTAATTGTACTACAAGACCCTTGAATTTCTCAGCAGACCAACGTCCGTCAGCGTCACTAGAAAGGTTAAAGATACCATTCTGAGTTACGTTTGACTGTTGTGCACCAGTCTTAGCTTGAGAGTTAATAGTTCTGATAACTTCACGGTTGATCTCTGCAAGAATCTCTGTAGAGAGAATGTTTGCAAGTTCAGTTTCAGCGTCAAGACCATGAATCGCTTTAAGGTCTTGAGCAAGTTCCAATGAGTATTCAGCTTTGAGGGCACGAGACTTCGCAGTCACAGATGCTTTCTCAATGGTGAAGCCCATTTCGTTGAAAGAAGAACCACCGCTTGAACCCAATGCCTCAGCATCTTCAGTTGGCATACCACCAGCTGCAAGAGCAGTTAGACGTGCGCCTTCTGAGTCAATACCATCGGAGTCATCGTTGAAACCAGATGGGTTATCTGAGTCATGAGTACCAGAAGAATCACCTGAGAAACGTGTTTCAGCTTCTGCAAATAATGCTTCACGGTTTGAAGTTGATCCACCCTGATATCTTGCCTTCATAGCGAAGATAAGACCAGTAGGGCCGGACATAGGTTGTACACCACATACGTCATATGCCATCAAGTTAGGCATTGCACGGCGAACAAGTGAGATCAAAATTGGATCCCATGTACCGATAGACGATGTGTTTGCACCAGCGGGAGCAGCCTCATTGAGGAATCCCTGTTGCATGTTGCGCTCTTCGGCAAGAGCACGTTCTTGGTTTTCGAGAATGGCAGCGGTTACGGCCTTTCTGTGATGATCTTTAATCTCACCAGCAGACTCTTCGTTTAATACCGGAGACCACTTCTCAATAAGATTGTCATAAGAATTCATAATTGTTTTCCTTAATTACTTATTGGCGTTTTTTCTAAGTTGTGACAAATACGCTTCCATCATAGAAGAAACTTCAGCTACGCTTTCAGGTTCTTCAGTTGTGATGTCTGCACTTGTCTCCATTTTTTCTTCCTTGAAGAAAGATTCACGGATAGTTTCGACTTTAGCTTTGAAAGACTCTTCGTCATCAAAGTCAACGTTTTCTACTAAACCACGAAGCTTCTCTACTTGAGTTTCTGCCATACCACGTGAAGATTCGATAATAATCGACTCACGCTTGTATGATTCAAGTTCTTCAGCAAGTTTGATGCTGTCGCCAGTCTGCTTGTTCAAGGACTCTTCGAGTTCTTCAACTTGACCAGCAAGTTCATCTACTAGGTCTACTTTGGACTCTGGAACGTCGATGTAAGATTCTACGAATAGGTCTTTCATCTTGTTCATGAACGTTTCTGCGATTTCAGTACGTAAACCGTTCTGAACTGCAAGTTTGTTCTCTTCCATCCAAGTCTCAACCACATAGTTGAGGTAGCTATCTACTTTCTCTACGAGGTCACTCTTAATAGATGCGACTTCTTCAGAAAGGTTTTCCTGATACTCTGTCTCAATTCTGTCTACTTCTTCAGACAGTTTAGTTTTGACAGCAGCTTCAAAGATTACAGCAGTTTTAGCTTTAAACTCATCACTGAGAGTAGCTTCAGACTCGACTAGTGCGTCTAGTTCTGCGGTTGTATCAATTTGTGTCTCAGTGACAACATCTGATTCTTCCACTTCCACTTCTTCGCCCATCATTTTAGAATATGCGGCTTGAAGTTCTACCTTTTTCATGGCATTCATCTTACCGTACATTGCACTAATCATACCTGCTTTCGTCTTTGGTACAGGAGCTTGTTTAGTTGCGTCTGCCGCTTTATCAACCGAAGCGATTGATTCGGGTTCCGTTACTGCATCAGCATCCGGTTTTCCCTTTGCAACAGGAGCAGCTTCTTCGAGAGTCTCTTCCACGATTTCGTCGTTAATTTGCTCATCGTGGAGTTCAACAGTCTCTTCAGTTTTTACATCTTCTGACATTTGTAACTCCTTACAATTGTGATTTAATTAACGAGAGGAAATTTTTAAACTCTCGAATTTGCACTTCTGGTCGAAATGCTTTCGGAGTAGTTTTAATTTCAGTCTCCATTTCTTCAATTACCTGAGGCTCTAAAACGCCGTTATTCCAGACCCAGTCTACACCTTCCATGATTCCATTAACGAAAGCTTCTGGTGCGCTAGGGTCTTGCACTATGTCAACAGTGCTAAGAATAAAATCGTCTTTGACGTACATTGCGCCGTTTCTTTGCTCAAGGCTACCCATACCACGAGTTGAGACACCTAATTGAACGCCACCTTCGAGAAGACCTTCTACAATCTTACCCATTGGAGTACCCAATATACGTGCCTTTCCGACCACATCATTTCCCTCAAATTTGAGGTCAGTGATGAGATGCGAAACTTTGTCTAAGTTTACAGTAGGGCCTTCTGGGTGATTTAACTCACCGACTGCCCTCTTCTTAGATACTTGTTCTGTTACGTACTTGTTTACCGCCCTTTCCATAATAGGTTTGGGGTAAACACGTCCGTTTCTGTTCTTTTTATCAGCTTGTGCGAAGACTCCTTCGATGACATATTCTTTCGTGCCATCTTCCTTCTTCTCTGTGATACACTGAAGTGTATCGTTTTCTGTGTATTCGCTGATTAGTTTCATCTACCTAAATCCTTAAGTATTGCTTCTGCGCCTTTGACAGCATCATTCTTGGACTTGAATGTGTCCAACATGTCGCCGTCAACATACGCAGTAAATCCTTTCCTGTCTTGATATACTTCGACAGGAACATTTTTGCCACGGACTTTTGCCTTAGATGAATGCACTTTTTTTCCTTGAGGTTTACGTGCCTCACGGATATTTTGAAATGTTTTCATACTAAGTTTTCTCCGTTGCGATATTATTTATACAAATTGATTCTTTAAAAGCAGTTATTTATTACTCTATGAATCCTGCCCCGTTTCATCAACCTGTGGAGTTCCTTCCACATCTTCGACATTTTCTTCTTCATCTTCTACCTCATCTGTTACCACGTCTTCTTCTTCATCGTTGATTTCGTCTTGTACGATATCATCGATCTCTTCATCACTCAACTCTTCGTCAGTGATGTCCTCGTCGGCACCATTAAAGATAGAACCAGCTACTGCAACTTTCTCTGCATCTAGTCTGGTTTGCAGTTTGTCGTTTAACATATTAGAGAAATGATCTTTCGCCTTGTTAAAGTTTTGTGCTTGTAAAGCATCAATAAACTCTTGGGCGGCCGTATTTTCTACTTCTGTGTCAAACTCTTGTTTTACTTCTTCACTCATAATTAGACTCCTAAGTCATCTTCGTCTTCGTCACCTTTTGAATTCTCAGATTCAACCTGATCCTTCATCATTTCGATATCCTCATCGGACATCATCATGACGTTCTTCATTACCCACTCACGGGAGAAATATTCACCAACATAATTAGTGATTCGATCCATTGTATCTAAACGTTCACGCAATAGTTCTGCGTTCTTAAGTTCGGTAAAGTGGTTGTCACGAATAAAGTCAATGACAATTTCGTTCTTCCAACTTTCCCAATCTTCCTCTGTAATTACCCCTTTGAGGATAAGTTGTTTCTTAAGGATACCCAAGAACAACATAGAGAAACGTCTACGAAGCCTGTCCACAAACTTCTGGAACTTAACTTCGTCTCTACTAATCTCAGTAGATCGACCCAATGAAAACTGTGCTTCTTGTTCCAGACGATTAATAGGTACGTTCAGTGAACGATACAATCTCTTCTGGAAATATATGATATCATCTATCTGTCCAAGGTTCTCTCCGCCCGGCAGTGTAGATATCTCTGTCCCTTTACCACCCTCTCTTCGTGGTAGCCAGAAATCTTCCAGCATGGACATGTGTTTACGATCATCTTTCAGTGTGCCACTGTCCGCATCGTATACAATCTTGTTTCTATAACGAGTCATGATATCTTTCATGTGTTGTTCTGCCTTACCTGTAGGTAAGTTACCAACATCGATATAGAATATTCTACGCTCTGGTGCACGTGCAAGACGGTATATTACCAGAGAGTCTTCCATCATACGCAACTGGTTGATGGGTTTAATTGCTTTGTGTAAGTAAGAGACTACTCTCTTTCTTGATGGGTCTAACAGACCCGAAGTTACATACGAAACAGAATCAACAGACATCTTAACGCCCTGTTGTGTTCCTGCCTTCTCTTGATAGACATAAAACTCATTGACCTTATCTACGATCTTAGCGTCAGTCTTCTGATCCTTTTTGTATTTAACCTCTTTGACCTTACGAATCTTAGAGGAATCGATAGGACGTATCTCTTGGATACCGGCCTTCATATTAGATTCGTTTACTACTAGATGGTGTACTACTCTACCATCTACATACCATGACCTGAAAATGTCATGTGCTTGATCGTTGAATGACATCATAGCACAGATGTTATCAAATTCTTCAACGATTATTTTCTTGATCTTGTCAGACGTTTCTACTTTGTCTAGACTAATCTCAACACTTGATTCTAAGTCGGATGCACTGATAGATTCGTTAATGATATCTTCAATAGCCGCATCGACTTCAGGGTGTTGTGCAACACCACGGTACTTCTTAATAAGTTCCGCATTATCTTTGGCGCCATCACCTTCGATGTCAATATATTGACCAAAGTGTGCACCACTGGCAGTGACGTACCCCGCACCATCGTCATCCTGTTTAGGAACGATAGACGGTAACTTCTCACTTTTCTTATCAGATTCCGGTTTTGCTCTTTTGAGTTCGAATCCGAATAATTTTAATATACTATTGTTTTCTTCTGCCATAAAAATCCCTATGCATAAAACAGCGGGAGTAAAACTCCCGCTATCCTATACTTATACTAGTATTAACTAGTTGTGTCAGATTCCCAGTATTGGACTTGGAATTCCACTGTAAACTCTTC